GGCTTTGGATATTCCGGGAAATACTTGCGCACAATCTTCGCTTCCCTGAGTAGCACTGAAGCACCGGCAGCACCGGCAGCAGCATAGGCAGCACCGGCAGCATTACAGGCAGCATTACAGGCAGCATCGGCAGCATCGGCAGCACCGGCAGCACCGGCAGCATTACAGGCAGCATTACCGGCAGCATCGGCAGCATCGGCAGCACCGGCAGCACCGGCAGCAGCATAGGCAGCACCGGCAGCATTACAGGCAGCATTACAGGCAGCATAGGCAGCACCGGCAGCATTACAGGCAGCAGCATAGGCAGCACCGGCAGCGGTTTTTACTTCTTTCATACTTGCCCGACCTTTTGCCCATCTTTCTGTGGTTTCTATTGCTTGCAGCGGACGTTCCTCACCTTTCGGCACATATCTCAGTGCCAATCGCGCACACTGGCAGGCTGCGAGAATCAGTTTTTTGCGGGCTGCATTATACTTGCCGAGCAACCACAACATCCAATCGCCACGCTCGCAAGCATCCCACGCTTGTTGCGGAGATTCCTGTGCTCGCGCCCATACGACAGCCTTTCCGCAGGCATCTTTGGGCAGTCCGTCACTCCAGTGCTTACTCATTTCTTCTCCTTTCTCTTTAGCGCCTGCCCGTTTGCCTTATTATTGAACGAACCCCTCTATTTGCTCTTCGCAGGCTATCTCAAATTCCTTTATAAGTTTTATTGCCTCCCAGACTTTTTTCGCATCTTCGGGATTTGCGCAGATTTCTTCTGGCTTTATATAGCCCTCATTGAGGTCATACCAAAAATCCATTGTTGAAACTGTCAATCTCTCTTTCAATTTCATCTTTTATGCCTCCTTTCTCTTCGCCTCCCAGTTAGCAATATCTATCTCAAGTGTGCAATAAGCATCGTTTCCCATCCCTTCTTTGATGGCGTTCAATAAGTCTTTTGCATCTTCTGCGATTTTCAGCAGAGCCGCATACTCTTCTTTCAGAGCCATGGAAATGCTGGTATGTGTTTCTTCGCACCATATATGAAAACATTCCTGGCATTCATAAAGTTTATCTCCTGCCCTTATACAAGAGACAAAACAGGGCACGTGACAAATTGGGCATTCAGGCATCGCGTTTCTCCTTCACATTCACAGCAATCTCCTTTCAAAGAAGGGCGCAACAGCGCTGTCTGGTGCAGGAATATTACGCGGGAGATGATTCGTAAGGCGGACAGACGCCCGAATCTTGTCTCGTCTCCGCAACCCGTCTTGAGATTTACCATCACTGCGCGCCCTTCAAGTTCAAGTAATGGGCGAGGCGGGTATTACTCCTGGGTTGGCATCCCAGGTCTAACCCGCAACCTTTGCCAAGGGTTACTTATACCCCGTGGGGGGCTGCTCGCCCCTTTCAAAACGGAAGTTCCTCATCTTTCAACTTCACCTTTTCCTCTAATCGCTGGACTGCGCGTTCACCTTCAGCAAGCATCGCCGCTGTGTCATCTGCGAACTCTGACAGCAGAGGATTTTCTAAAGAGTCCCCCTGCTCATTACTGAGTGCCTGACTGTGTCCAGAAATTTCTTCCCTGCCAGAAGACGGACTCTGTGAAAATCGCAGGTCTGCAAATCGAAGGCAATCGCGTAGAAATGCGGTTCGTATTTCGCCCGTTGCGCCGTGTCGCTGTTTCGCTATTCGCAATCTGACTTCGTTTCCCGCGTCTTCCGTTTTCCTCTCTACACGGTAAATGAAGATAACTACATCGGCATCCTGCTCTATCGCGCCTGATTCACGCAGGTCTGAAAGCACAGGTACAGGACTTTTTCTAAATTCGCCCGCCCGGCTCAACTGCGAAACCGCGATAATCGGGATGTTCAATTCCTTTGCCAGCGCTTTGATACCGTGCGAGATGCTTGTTACTTCCTGCTGGCGAGATTCTATTTTACCCTCAATGTGAAGGAGTTGAAGATAATCAACTACTACAAGGTCAAGACCGTGCCGTCTGTATTGCCGTCGTGTTATGCTCTGTAATTCCACAAGAGAGCGGGGAAGAGCATTCCGCAAATAGATTTCACGATTGCCGAGAGTGCCCGCGGCAAGCGCTATCTTTACCTTCTCCTCTCGGCTCGGATAACCGCTGCGTAATTTTGATGGGCTGGTCTGCGTATAAATACACAGCAAGTCCATAGCGGTTTGCAATTCGGTGGATTCCAGCATAAACAAGAGAATCCGCTTGCCTTCAAGCGCGGCTTTCAGGGCTATATTGAGGGATAACGAAGTCTTTCCTTCACCCGGTCTGCCGGCAACTATCGTCATCTCGCTCGGATAAAGTCCACCTATGTATTTGTCAAGCGAGGGCAAGCCTGTGGCAAGCCCCATAATGAGCGGTTTAGCGTGTTCACTTTCCTGTATCGCTTGATTCGCCTGTGCAACTGGCAGCATAGAAGGCATTTCTGCGGTAGTATCCTGATTCAAGAGCGCCTGTATCTTTTCTTGCGCTTCTTGAAGTCTCTGTGTTGATTCGGGCGATTCCGACATCATAGCCATCTGCAAGTCGTTTCCTATGTCACCTGCACGGCGGCGGAGTGCGTTAGCTCGTATGATTTTCGCATAATGCTCCGCGTGGCTCGCATCCGGCACGGTTTCGGCTAATTTGAAAATCAGGTCAACTCCTTCTTCTTGACTGCCAATAATCCCCTTTTCTTTTATCGCCTCGTATAGCGTAACTGCATCAACTGTTTTTCGCGCTTCCCACATTTCCCATATCACTTGCGCAATAGCACGATAGGGCTGAAAATAGAAATCTTCCGCCGATATAAGGTCTCTGACTGCAAGGCAGGCATCCGCATCCAGCAGGACAGAGCCTATTAGAGATACTTCGGCTGGTTCAGATGCCGGGAATGGATGCGCCAAACCTTGTTGTTCGTTTTGTTTCTTCATACCATCTCCTCTAATCTTTGTTCGGTCTTTTTCAGAAGAGCATCAGGGTCTTCTTCTGGTCTTGCCTTCTCGCGTTCAAGCCACTTTTCTACACGCTTATCGCTGCTCACAATAAGTTCAAATCCCTGTTGAGCGTTTTCCTTATGCCATACCGATGTTGCCATCTTATCTACGCATTCTTTCAGCAGGGCAAGGTCGTATTTCTTCAATCGCGCCTCTATGTTGGGTAGCCATACCTCAAAATTCAGATGCCTCTGGAATTTCTGGCAGTAATATTCAAAGAGAGAAAGCGCGTCAGCGCGTATCTTTGCTTTAGTTTCTTCTTTTTTCTTAGATGCTTCATCTTCTTTAGCAGAAGCAGAAGCAGAAGCAGAAGCAGAAGCAGAAGAAGCAGTTATTTTTGTTATCGGTTTGTTATTACCCTCTGTTATGGGTCTGTTATGCCATCTTGCTGCCATTCCTGTTTTTCCTGCCTCGCTTCTTACTTTGCTTATTTGCTGTTCTTCTTGGCTCTGTCTATACATACGACGACAATAGATACTTCCATCTTCGTGGCGCGAGAACACTTTGTGGACTTCTAATTCTGTTATGAGTTTGTTATATTTTTTTATGCGTATTCCAAAGAGGTGTGTTATGCCTTTGTTATCGGTTGTTATAAAATTACCTCTTGGGCTATTGAGCCACATCATACAGACCATTCTCATCCAAAGCCCCTGCGCTTCTAACCCACAACTTGCCAGTTCAGGGCAGGCGAGCCAGTCCTTTACATAAAATTGCATAGAAGGACGCTCATCCTCTTTATTACTATGATTCACATCGGATTCCTTCTAACACACAGGGACACCGACAACAAACATACGCGAGGGCATAGGAGTGAAGTCGGCGCCCCGTGTGTTTTTCAATTTACGCATTTGGATTCCCTCGCTATGTTCGTTGAGGGCAATTTTACCATTATCCTTACCCTTGTCAAGATGAATCTCGCGGAAATCTGCGTATTCTCGGAAATAATCATCTTTTATCTTTTTTTCTATTTTCTACGCAGACAATCTGAAAGTTATTCGCATCTACTCTGCTCCAACGTGGCGGATGCTTCTTCGGAAAGTCCAGAACGATGTCAAACTTGCCATCATCGCGGACTTTTTCAATCCTGCCTGTCAATCCCTCTTTGAGGAAACTCTCTTTTCGGATAATAATTTTATCGCCGATTTTTATCATATTGTCCCCTGTGGAATAACTACCGTTTCGATATTGAAGTAAATGCGCCTCGCATATTCCGCCAGTAGTAAAGAATCCGCAATGCCATCGTGGGGCTTTCTGCATTTCTCTGTTGCGCGCAGATTGACCTTTGGAAATAACCGTCCTGCCGCGAGAATCGCCCGTTGTTTTCCCGTGCCTCCAATATCCCGCAAGATTACCTTCTGCCAAGTCCACGGATGCACAATTTGATAAGGAATACAAAGAGCGGCAAGAATCCCTTTCCAAAGCCCGAATCCCTCCCCGATTGAGAACATCGATGTCACACCTTGCCCGGGCATCGGTTGCGCTTGTTCAAGAACGCAGAAGGCGTCTGGAGTAAACCCTTTTCTAATGGTAATAATTTCTACCATCCTTGCGACATCATAGAGCCGCTTGGACTTCTTTCCTGCAAGAGTTGGACAGAGATGCGTTTCAACAATACCATCGGTATAGAGGAATGCGAGGGCGCCGGATTTCCCGGGGTCGATACCTATAAACATCATCGCCGCTCCTTTACTTTTCTGATTCTTGCAGGTCGTTATTTATGAGCGAACCCGTTCCTGCGACTTTGCGTTTGTGTGAGGTTTTCTTCTCGGTGATATAGTTCTGCAAACGCGTAATGCATTCATCCGCGTCTATCGTTGACAGGTCTGCTGTAGAGGACGCCTTGAATTCCTCGATAAGTGCTGTTGCGAACTGTTGCTCAAACTTCTTTTCGGTATCCAGTTTGACGGCTTCTGGATACAAATTGGCGATTGCCTGGAGTTGGACTTGTGTCGCTTTTTCGTCTTCTGTTGATTCGTCTTTTACTTTTGCATTCGCATTCTTGGCGTTTTCAGGCGCGCCGCCGACCAAGTCCTCGTCTTGTGTGAATCTGTCAGATGTCGCTGTTACGGTGCGAATCGCTTTTCCGTATGCCCGCTTCTCACACATCATAAGAACCGTATGATAAACGTCGGCAAGGTCAGTATTTTCAATCCGCCCTGTCTGTTGCCCGATAATCACGGGGTCATCTTCCTGATACTTTGCACCACAACCGTCACTTTTCCCGCTTTTCCTCCAGCATATCCATCCGCCGCCGTATTCCTTCTTGCCCTTGATTATCGTTTCCTTGCCGCATTCAGGGCACTTCCGATTCGCCTGACGATAGCGATATTTGCCTTCAAGAGTCGTGCATATCGCCAATCCCTCGCCCCAAAGTTGTCCTGTAATAAGGGAATACAGACAGCATTTGAGACGCACTTCACGATGCCCCGGAAATTCGGGAAAGAGTATGATTTCGGAAGAATACTCGGGTCGCAGACGGAGGCGGCGTCCGAGTTTCTCCGCGCCCGGTTGTGCCAAAAACGGTTTCGGGACACCAGGCACTTCCACATAATCCACGCCCTTGACAAAATGAGATACCTCGTCCTCTACCGCATCCTTGAACTGTTTGAGGATTTCAAGAGTCATCGGTAGATGTTCTGCCAAGACCAAAGCGGTCTCCTGTTTCACTAATGCCTTCTCCATTTTCTTATCCCCCTTTCTTTCTAATCTCTTGTAGTATCTCTTCCACCACTGGTCGCATCGTTTGCCTTTTCTAAAACCGCAACTTTCTATCAAAGGACACGGCGTCGGCGGCTGTAACCTGCCTTCCGACTGGTCGTTACATTCATTTGTCAGTTGCTCAATTATCTCTGCGTCCCACATCATCTGACTCCTTCCCCGCATCCGTCTCTCCGTTTTCGCACACATCACGAGCAGTCGTAGCCCTGTGAAATTGCGAGGCACTTTTAGAGGTAGTCTTGCGAGCCGTGAGAACACCAAAAGAAGGATGTTGCCGAATCTTGCCACCTTGTATTATTCTGATTCGCATCTGCCCCCTTGGAATCTCAAAGGTCTTGCAAGCAATCTTCTCATTTTCGTATCCCACTTCTACCGCTCGATAACCCGCCTTTTCCAGTATCTTCCATTCCTGCGGGTAACAAGTGCAAATCGTTACAGGTTCGGCTGTTCTATCCCACCTTATGAGCGTTTCCTGCTCCATACGGCGCTCGGATAGTAATTCCTTTTCGTCAACTGCCGATTCGTCTGGCATTATTTCGTCACCTCATCTTTCATCCTAACGCACCGTGCCTTATCTTCGCCCATATAATAGGGTTTGCAATTCAGAAAATTGCGTATGTGGGATTTTAGAGTTGTAGCCTTTTGCGCCTTTTTTCTTCGGCAGTATCGCACCTTTTCACATTCTTTGCGTTCCCTATCTGAGCAAACCCTAAATTCTTTCCAGTTCGTCAATTCGCAAAGTTTCACATTCGTTGCCGTCCAAATCTTCAACATCTTGCGCCTCCTTTTTTTCTTTCATTCTCACGCACCGCGCCTTATCATCAACCGGACATTCAAGGTCACAAAAATCCGGGTTGTATCCGTGCTTTTCTCCGTGCGGACACTTGCCGCAAATTTTCCGCCAGTTATTGCACTTCACTTGCGGTTTGGTCATCTCGCCCTCTCTCCCTTTATTGTCCAAAATCGTGTCGTTGCCCCTTGAACCACAAAAACATATCCCGCCGTAATTTACACATTTCACCGAGCGGATTATGAAAAACCATACCTTCAGCCGCGCATCCCTTGAACTTCATATTCTCCGTTACTTCAGTTTTTGGAATGCCAATATGCAGTTTATAGATGCTCCAAAGTCCTTTGAAAAGTTCACTGGTCGCCGTGAAAATTTCCTCATCTGATTTGCCTTCAAGTTCCTTCACAAAACCCGCCCAAAACTTGTAATAGAATTTTGTCTTGAGATATTGTAAGGGCATCCAGAGATGTCCTTTTATCTGATAGGGATTGCCCTGTATCTTCTCGCCTATGAGTTCTCCAAAGAATTGCCCATCCTCAACTGGCAAGAAATATCCACGCTCAACTGCGTTACAGATACCTTCATAGAAATGCTTTGAACCCTTTGTGAACAAGAATACTTGTGAGGTTCTATTGAATATCGCTTTGATGTGCCCATCACTAACGGCGATTGAGACATTTGTTCCGTCCAGTTTATCGGTTGCGATAGCATTTGCGGAAAAGACCCAGCGATACTCCTCGCGGATTTTAGGAATGCAAATATAACTTCCGTTTGGCTGCTTTTCGCGCTCAAAGGGTGATTCAAGTTTAGGCATATCAATAATCATTTCGCCCTCCTATCCCCTCGTAAACCAACCAGAGTCAATTCTGAATATTGATGTGCCCGCCGGTCTCCCACAAGAAGGACACTTTTCCCCACCATTAGCATCAACACTCCAGCCGGATGCACACCGTTCACTCTTTTCTACATTGAGGACAGTGCGAATAACTGCGGATTCAGCAGAATGAAAAGTAGTCCTGACTTTCTCTCCGACCTTGAACGGTGGTTCGTTTTGAATCTTCGCACCTTCATTTGTCACAGATAGCATTATTTCGTCCTCCAAAATAAGACCCTCATTATCATCTCCCAAATCGTTATTAAATCTGCACCGCGCGGCTCACCATTAGAAAGTTCGCAGAACTGGAGAAGTGTCACTTTGTCTCCTTCCCCACCAGATATTTGAGGAACTCAATATCTGCGGCTTGCGGCTTATCCGCCACGATAGTCGAATCATTGAAATGAATGACGACCCAATCTGCGTAAAGTTCGCATTCCATTAGAAGCATCTTGATGGGAATGTGATATATACTCTCCGCCTTGCAGACCACTACATCGCCTTTTCGTGCCTCCAATTTCCACATAGAAACCTCCTTTATGCCTGAATCCCCTCGTTTTTCTCTATGGGAATCGTTAGAAATTTCTCCAGCCACTTCTTGAAGCATTCGGGGGAACACCAATACCCCCGTTCTTGCACTCTGACGGTATCTTTTTCAATCTGAAAATTGAGCACATTTGCGCCTATGCTACCTTGTGCGGCGTTGAAGAAGTATTTATCTATCAAAATTGGTTTTCCACACTCAACACATAACACTTCTAACATCATCATCTTTTACCTCCCTTTGCGGCTCAGCCGCGGTTACTTTATTTGCGGAATTGCTACTCCCGCTCCTTTCTTGCAAACTGAGCACCCCCATTCTTGCCGCTGTTCGTTGCAAGTGTATTTCATTTCCTTTTTGCAAATAGGACAGAACCGTTTTTTACCTATTTGCGCCATTATCTTCTTGAAGTAATCGGACATTGCCATCACATATCCCCTTTGCGGCTTCGCCGTGGTTAGACAATTCCCATCTTTCGCAAGTGACAATTTACCGCTTCTCTTTTCTGCAAGATTGAAGCGTTTCGCGCTTCTCTTTTATCCTTGCGGGAACAGTCGCAATGTTTGACGCAACTTTCACAAATGCGGCAAACTTGACTTCCTGTATAATGCTTGCCGTCCACACACCAGTTCCAATTACGCTCTGCCTGCATAACATTCATCTCACGCCTCCCTTCCTCCCTTGCCTCGCGGCGCTATTTCGCCAATGCCATATTGCCAACACCAGCAAGTTACTGAGCGCTTATGCTGGTTTAGCATTTCGCGTTTAGCGACCGCCCAGATTACTTCATCCGGCCAGTCTTTCTTGACACAATACGGTGTCAGTTCTACGCGGTATTCTCTATCCGCTTCTACACAATATGCTATACAAACTGCCTTCGCCATCTCGCTCTCCTTTCGCTGCGCCTATGGCGCGGTTAGAAAAAGAAGAACCGCCTTGCTATACCTGAGCGGCTGTCCCAGCAAGGACAACAGGCGGCTCCTCTATTGAAAATCCTCTCCCATCAATCTTTTTGCGAAGGTCTTTGCCCGCGAGTCCGCAGCCGTGCAGAACTGCGAACTGCCCCTTGATAGTTATCTGTATATTCTCGCGCGTTTCCTCGGTTGCGTGCGGATGTGCGCGCGAGCCTGACCACTCAAGCCACTTGACGCGTCGCGCGATGAAGGTGCGCGCTTCATTTACTGAATGGAATGCGCGCAAACGCGCAAGCATTTCTTGCGCTTGATGCATTACTTGCTCGCAATCTTCACAATTTTCTTTCTCGCAATCTTCTTTTTCGCAATCATTCTCGTATTGGTCTGCGTCAACAATATCTGTGGCTGCCAGCAAAAGGTCTGATTCGTCATAATAGTTTGTGCAATTGAACCTACAGGATGTGTGATGCCACTCGCAAGGCTTCAAAAGCGCCTTGATGGCAGATGTGGAACATCTCAATTGTTTCGCTAACTTGCTCGCCGTCATCTTGCCATCGCGCTCCGCAGCGACCGCGTTATTGCTCTTTGAAAAATCGTCATAGCCTGCCATTATACGCCTCACTTTCAAAGCCTTTGCGGCTCTGCCGCGGTTAGACCTCCACCCCACACTCTATGTGTCTGCCTTCGCGCGCATCATCGCCCTCGCATATTTCTCCGCAGATAGCGCAGATGCGCGGCTGCGGCTCCGTCGTGCGCGGCTCGGCGTAACCCTTGCCGTTCCAGTTACCGAGTCCATCGGACTCGGCGTAAAAGATGTCCGTGGCTTTGCGGTCGGCTATTTCCTGCGCTTCTTTCCGCGCCTCCTCGTGCGCGCCATTATTGGGCAGCATTATCGTGTGCACCGTCCGCTCGCGGTCATCATCATCAAATCGCGTGAATCTGTAGGTCGTCATCATCTCACACCTCCCTTTGCGGCTCAGCCGCGATAATAAGAATCCTGCGCCCTGGACGAGAATCAGGGACACAGCGTGAGCCGTGTTCTTTTCGCAGGATTTATTGTTTTCTGTTCTCGTCATTTCTCGTCCTTTCTCGCCTCAATTGCAAGAAGTATAATCTATTCGTCGAAACTTGTCAACGACAAAATCATTTTATTTTGCCTGCCGCTGAATCGCCGCAAGCCTTATATTTGCTGCGTTTGCGGGTTTTGGGCAAAACTATTTTTTCTGACGACGAATGCGCGGCGTAAAAAAAGCCTTGACAACTACTTTGGGCGAGTTATAGTTCAGGCAATCCGTTATTGCCCTGTCTGCCAACGGAGTTTGGATGCGCGGTGGGGTGCATCGGAGAGAGCGCAACTCGCAAGCGCTCTCTTTTATTTCAGGCAGGCGTGAAAATAATTTTGGTTTTCCCCTTGACAAATCCTTTGCGTCATCATATAAAGATAACAACAATCGTAGAAGGAGTAGTAGAAAATGAAAGTCTTACAAAAAGCCGTTTGGGGTTCAGAAGGCAAATACTCCGAGCCGCGATTGTTACCCACGCGGCTTTTTGTATGCCTATCGGCTCCGCCGAGGCGTATCGTAGGCGCAAAGTAAGCGTGCCGAATAGCAGCCAGTCCACGACAGACTGACGCTCGCTGTGAAGTAAAGGCGAGAAAACAAAAATGCGCAGTTGTCAGTTCGCGAAAATTTCGCAAATCTTTTTCCTTCTAAACTCTTCCTTTTTTCAGGGTTTTTTAGCATTGGAATTTGTGCGAACAACATAATTTGCCAATTACGGCGAATAAAAAAGAGCAGGTATGTATGTTTTGGACATCGGAGATACGCCCTGCCCTATCGGTAACCTGCAATATCTTCTATATGCTGCCTCCTTTCACAATTTGCCGTTTTGCGATGATTCGCCGTGCCATCTTTGGCTTCACACGAGTAAGAATGCCATCTATGCCAGCGGGATTCGCGGCTACCGCATCTTCCAGTTCCTTGCGTTTGGAACGCTGCGAAAGCCATTGCTGTGCGAGCGCGAGAAAGATAGTCAGCGCCGAACCGCCGCCGAGAAGTGTTGTGAGAAGCGAACTGCTTATAAAAGGAAGAATCCAGTCAGACGCTATATGTGAGATAGTGCGATTTACCGTTTGCGGCGTTATCAGTAAGCGTGGAGCGCCATATTTCTCCAATGCGGTCTTTGCTATCAGTTGTGCACTCTGCGTGTCACCTGCGGTCAGGCAGGCGGCAATCTGGGCATAGCCTTCCCGCATAGGCTCGCTAACGCAGCCTGTGAGTAGAATCAGAATTATTACTGCTAATCCGAGTATCACGAACCACAGAAAAGTTCTGTCGCGTTTCACCTTTTTTAGTCTTTCAAGTGTATTTGCCAGTTGGTAACAAGCAATAGTAGAGGCAGGTGGAACATAAGGTCTATTACCTGAACAATCGTTTTCCACGAGGTCAAGCGCCTCGCTGGAGAGTTCTTCCCAAGCCCGCAATTCAGTCCAGAGTTCCTGCTCGCTCATTTCGCCCTCCCGTTATCTGAATACCAAAGCCGCAATACCCGTGACCGCGCCGATAACTGCTATGAGAATCCAAATCAATTTTCCCGCGCCGATGCCTTCCGAATGCGAACCTTCAAGCGAAGTAACCCGCTCTTCTATCTTCTCTATCTTCACGCCATCTAAACCTGCAAGAACTTCCTTGAGGTCACCTATACTGCCGAAAATCTGCTGATGCTCCTGCCGATTCTCTGTGCGATTCACTTCTGCTGTCTTTTTGATTTCCTGCAATGCCGCGCCTATTTCTTCAGAAGTCATTTTTCCTCCCGCAAACTTTGCAATTTCCCAAAACCGTGTGAAGTGTGGTCGCGTAGCAATCATAACAATACTTGTCAACTTCACCCTCATTCTTGAAGGGTTGCCCTACTGCTGTTTCGCACGAAGGGCAATACCAGTAATCCAAACCTGTGCAATTCTGCCGCCGTTCTAACTTCACGTTTTTGTGCTCTGTGAGGCTACAAAAAGGGCAGAATATATCTTGCTCACTCATTTCGCATCCTCAAAAAAAGAGTCCGCCTTTGTGCAGAAGTGAGACCTTCCCACTTCCGGGAGTTCAGATAACATTGGAGTTTCACAGGCGGACTCCATTGAAAGTTATCTCTTCAATCGCATAATACTTACAACTGCATACCACCATATTGTCTGTCCTGTTTTACCTGTTACGCGCACCTCTATTGATTGAGTAGTCGTGTTGATTCCAAGCGTTGCAGTCCAACTCGCATCGCTTCTGATGGGTGTATCAGAAATTACGCCTATCACTTCTATATTTGCACCGGGGCGGCGGCGGCATTGACCACGCATTCTGAAGTAAGCGCCATTTACCGCATTCGCTTGTATTGCATCTATCTCCACTGTGCCGCGCACAGCCTCGTTTTCAGCAACTGGAATTGAGGCTAAAACAGTCACGGCGGCATTAGTTGTCTTTGTCATATACCCCTTGGCACGATATGGAACTGGCATTTCTGTCATACTTTTTAGTCCTTCTTGAAAATCACTTCGAGGTTCTCTTTCAGCACAAGATTGAATCTGCTACCTTCTGCAAAATTATCACCGCAGAAAAAGAAAGATTCGGTCTTTTGGATAACCCCCGTTGCATCATACATATTTGCCGATACTCCACAAGAATTACTTATTCCAATGGTCGTGGGCGGTGCCATAGATTCCCAGTAATCACCGTCGGGATGATACTTGTAGCAGTCTGCAAGTGCGAAGTCCAAACCATCACTATAGCCCATCCCTACTACACCGTAACTGTCAGTTTCATTTCCGTAGCCTGCTGCATAACTTCGTCCCATTCCTATGAAATCCGCCATCTGAACCCACTCAAAAGCAGTCTTTATAACACTCCACGCACAGCGCCAGGTTTCTTGAGAATCTGAACCTGTCACTACATACCAAGAACCATCTATAGTGAAATGAGCAGGGAATGCTTTTGAAGGAGCGTCAGAAATACTTACCCAAGAAGAGCCACTCCAATAGTAACAATAACCAACGCCCAGTATTGGCCCGCTCAATACCACAAAGTATTCAACGCCATTACCATCTGCGATTACTCCGCCAACACAAGGACCCGAGAATGGCAAAGGGGAAATGTTATAATCCCACGATAAAACTCCCAAAGGACTCATCGTGCATTTGAACGCGCTTGCCATTGCCGTATAATCCTCATCAAGTCCACCTGCATAATAGCCTGTGAAAATCCATAGTCCTGATTCTCCTAATTCAGGATGCCATTCCTTTGTAGAAGCATAAGCAAATGCAAAGCGTCCGGGAAGTTCACCTTCTTTATACGGCATAGGCGTCTTTTTTGCCCAAGTGCAACCTGTAACACTATTAGTGTCGGGTATTCCATACCACACATCAGCAGGACAGGAAAGAGTAGGAAACCATCCCCCGCCCCCACCGAATAGCAATATGCCACCTTGCTCATCCGGGTCTGCCCTCATTTGGAATGCTGCGACGGATGATCGAATACTCAGAGATTCAGTATGAGTTGCAGGCGTTTGGCAAAAAGTGTATTGAACGAAATTTGTTTTGAAAGAATATCCTGTTTTCGGACTTCTATCCTGCGCCAAAATTCCCATACCTGAAGGAATGCCGTCTGCAACGGCTATTTTCTGGTAAGTATGCGGCGAGCCAGTATCAACAAGAAAAGTCTCGCCTGTATCACTCGTAGAGACAAGAGTTCCAACTTGCAGAGTATCAGGGTCTGGACGCCCTGCATAAGTTGTTTTGAGATGCAGTTGAGAAGGCGGTATTACTATATTCAACGCATCGGGAGTTTCGGGCGCATAAGTATCATTCCAAGTAGGATGCCAACCCCAAATCAAAACATCATAATCCCAAGTATCCGCAGCCGCATCGCCATCGCGATAGAATTCGTCTATCACTAACAAATTCTTATCCGCGAGCAACGAAGCCGTGAACCCCCAACCTGTCCATAAATATCTGCAAGCCTCGGTATCAGTAACCAAAGGATTTACGGTGCAATCCCACGCGCCACCATATTGTGGAGAACTCGTAAGGTCGCCTGTGTTTATCACACGCCATTTTATGACAAATCGGACAGTTTTTGCACCGCCTGCGTGGTATGGAACGGAATAATATATGTTGAGATTCATCGGAGTTGTCGGAGTCGGTTGCTTATACGGTATTTCACCACGCAGTCCAGTATGAACCCCTGTTGGAAAAACGGCGGTCATTTTGTTTGTTCCTGAAGCCGCGCGGATTGTGGGAAAGTTGTAAAGCGGCTGCTCAAACCAGAGAATCTTGCCGATGTCTGAAGTGTAAGTGCCGCTGCCGCCTTCTTTCTCAAAAATCTTCTGCCACTCGTCTGCCACACCATCTGAGGGCACACTTGTATCTGTCGCGTGATAACCGTAAAAAGGCGCATCGCTGTCTATTCGGATTGAGCCGACAGGAAAATCGGCAGAATCGAGTTGAGTTGCGGAAGGCACTTTGATGACGAATATCGGAATCGGCACACAGGGTCGCCAGTTGATTTCTTCGTGGTCGATGGCACTATCAGTATTCGCCTTTGATGCATCGCCGCGCAAATCACCCGGCACCCACACGAATGGCGGAATCACACCATAATATGGCGCTAAAGTCGGGTCGAGTGGCAATTCGTCATCGACAAAAAAGAGTCTACCGTCCAGAAACGCGCCTGCTTCACCTTGTTGATTCCGTCCCATATAGAAGTGCGCATCGTGCCAAATATTGAGTAGTACAACTTTGTCACCATCTTCAGTCGAAGCGATACTATCACCTGCATCAAGCAGGAATACATCGCCCCACTGTCCTACTCGCGCTATGCGGCTCGCGACCAATGGCGTCGCATCGTGTGCGCGAAGTTGAAGCCCGGGCACGCCGGCGTCAGTTAGCCAGCCAACATAGAATTCGCCCCTAATATTCAGCGTTTGCATCACTTTATGAAACGGGTCTGTCTTATCCCCTAAAGCCACGTGCGTCGCGCGCACGCGCCAGATATCGTCCAGTTCGCCTTCTTTGCGGTCGCAGAGCCGAGCCACGCGTGTCGAGGAGTTGAACAGCATATCGAGGATATACTTGTCATCTACAATAAGTGAAAGAGGCTGCCATCCTATCGTGATGCCGCTTGAAGTTTGCGAAACTTGAATATTCCTGCCGCCGCGAATATTCTGCATACTCTTGACAGCGCGGATTATCTCGTTGACCTTTTCAGGCTTGACGAATCCCGATGCTGCCAAGAAATCAAGAAAACGCATCTATTTTGCCCAATCTTCGTCAATCGTTTCGCTTGGAGTGCTATCGCTCGGAAGGGCTCTGTGTAATTCGTTCACGAAAAAGTATTGAAACTTGCCCGGGGCATCAATCGAAGTCGAGAAGTAAATCTTATCGCCAACCGCCCACGCAGGCAAACCCACACCGACCGTAAAACTGAAGCCCCAATCTATCGGTATCGAGCCTGCCGCGTATAAATCCGCCGTATCAAACTCCACCGCTGTTGTCGCAATGCCAAGATATATTGAAGTGCCACTGCGAAATGATAGTCGCACATACCACTTTTCAGAACCCGTGGTAGTGATGTCGTAACATTCCAATTCCACATTTACATCATCGTGTGCCTGTTGCGTCAAAGCAGGCGCGGATAGTGTTCCGTCGCCGTCGTTATCGTTATCATAAGTCACTACTACCGCGTCAAAAGTATCTTCCAAAACCGTATCAGTGGCGTCTTGCATCGCATCCACAAGTCCGTCAATCACTTTATTGAGAGTCCCTTGAACTACAGAAAGGTCAAGCCGGATTTCGTCTTTCATAAAATCCTCAAGTGCCGCCTTGACCGTATCTTGCATCCCATCAAGTTGCGATTGGTCGGAGGCATTCAGGGCAGCCACCACATTCAACAGCCGGCGTTCGCCATTTGTGTTATTTAATAGAGGTATCCATTCCGTTTGCACCGTTTCAAGATAGGGTTTGAGTGTGCTGCGAATCATATTGAATTTCTTGATGCCCTTACCAAGTGCGGCAAAAATCTTTTCTGCATTATATGCCACTTTGTTCTCCTTTTACGGTTTTAGTAACGGAGCGAATGGGACCTTCTCATAAAGCGTTTTAGGGTTGGCATCATATTCGGGCTTTCGCCATTTACCCCTCAAGAACCGCTCGTTCCAAGTGTGCTCCTCGCCAGAATAGGAAACCCGTATTGTCATCTTCCAGAGTTCATTCCCCTGCGCATCCCAGAACTTTTCAGAACTCGGCGCTTGACAGAGCAGACTTTCTGGTCGCGCCTTTCTATGTTTATCACTATTGACCCGCCCAACTATATTGGTCAATTTCTGGTCATATGCGTAATAATCTGCGGTTACAATTCGCATACCGTAGGTCTTGATGGGACAGAGTATCATCGGCGCCTCGTCCTCGCGCAAAACGACCTTTGAAAGTTCCTGACCAAGTTGACCGGAAACTTCCTGTCCCATTGCCGTAGTTGCCGCCTCAATTTCTTCGTCTGTCAATTTGATGTTCCCGCCCGGGCGCACAAGTTCCTGGACATCATACTCTACCCATTCCTCTATGTGTCCGACCTCTTGCCGCTGCGGTGCCTCACCTGTAGAGTAATCGGCGGTCACCTTATAGAACTCATAGCCTGTTGCGGTATTTTTGCCGAAACTTTCACATTGGATATTGCGACAGCGCACCGCTGATAATCCGGGAAAGGATGCGCCAATGACAATTCTTTCCGCCGTCAAGTCTGCTTCGATAGTATCATAATCTACGAGTAGAATCTGCTGTCCTGTTATTCCGTCCGCGCGAATCGTGAAAGTGCGCTTTTTGATTGCGCCATGAATTGCCATCTATTCTCCCCCGCCTTGGTTCATTTCTCTTATCTGGTCTCTCAAATCCTCAATAGCCGCCGTAAGTTCCTTTTCTATACGATTTCCTTCTTTTCGCAGTTCCCGTTCCTCTCGCTGCAATTCCTTCTCCGCAAACTTTATCTCAAATTCGCCTGTCATAGTCCTCTTCCAGACATCCTGCGGCGCCATCCATTCGCCTTGTTCCGCGCGCATTCTGTCGAGGTTCTCGCGCCGCTTGGAAAGCATTTCGTCAAGGACAGCGCCGTGTGCCTTTTTCTCATCTTCCAATCCGTCTATACGAGCGCGCAATTTATCCTCTTCACCCCTTATCACTGCCCGCAGTTCATCATCTTGTCCCTTATGCCTTCTTTCCAAACGCAAATCATAAAGTTTAGCCGCCTCATCATCGGCTTCGCGGGCGGCTGTCTCTTCAGTTTTTTGCGCCTTCTCCACGTATTCCTTATGTATATCGGCTCTCTTGGAATCATAGTATTTGCGAATCTCTAATTCCGCTTCTCCAATCGCTCCCATCTCTTTTACTCTTTTGTCTTCTTCAACATCGGCCGCGTATATGGCGGCTGCCTCTTCGCCTCTTGTTCTTTTTATAAAATCTGCCGTTATATCCAATCCCAGTTTGTTTCGTGTTTGCGCAATCTCTACGAGTTCCTCTTCTAATTTCTTTTGTTTATTCAATTCTGCCGTTTCTGCTTTCGTGATTTTTGCAATGGCTTCTCTTCTCTTGTCTTGTTCGGTTAGCCAATAAGGCAGTTGTTCTTCTATTGCAAGAATCTCACCTTCAATATTCTTCACATTTTCCAATGTGCTCACATCTGCTTCACGTATCTTTGCTATCTCATATGCAGCCATCCGTAGTTGCATATAATTATCAAGTTGTTTTTGCGCGAGGTCATTGGCTGTTTTCGCTGCTTCTAATTGTCTGTCAAAATGCTTTTGAATTCCACTGAGGATTGCTTGTTCAGCCATAGCGGCAACTCCTGCCACCATCAACGCGCTTCCGATTTTTCCGATTGCCGCCGATGCTGCGGGACTATGTGCCTGTATCAACATAAACATTCTTTGAGCCGCGACTCCTGTTGTGCCGAACTGGGAAGATAGCATTATCAACTCGCGCCTGCCGACATATCCCATCTCCGTCATAGAACCTGCTGTTTTTGTCTGTTCATCTCGTAATAATCTTATTCCACCGATAGAGGAGCGAATAGGGTCTTCCAAATTGATGGCAGATTTCGCCTCCAATACTGCGGCAGATTTCGCCTCCAATGCCGCCGCCTTTGTCATTGCCACTGCTTCTTCTAAATCCGCCTGTAGTTTCTCATTTCGCGCGGAGAGTGTTATAAATGCATTTGCTTCTGTTTTCGTCAACTCTGCTTTTACGATTTCTTTACTTTCCGCAAGGCTCGCTTTGAGCGATTCGTTCCGTGCGGAGATTTCTACAAACGCCGCGCCTATCGCTTCGCCTTCAGGCATCTCTACCTCTTAGAAGTCCCAATCCTAATTTCGCCGCTTGCGCCTCTATTTGCGCGGGCGTTTCTTCCGCATCGTATTCCAGCGCAAAGTCATCTTTTTCTACTCGCACTGCTCGCAAATACATATTCACCTGCTCCCTCGTCAGTTCTGAAATCTGCGCCGGCGTCCAGCCATAAGTCCGCGAAAGCAGAAGAAATTTCGATTTCCAAGTTAGCCGCTTTCCGTAGGGCGCGCTTTCCCTTGCACCTCATTCGCGGCGCGGGCGATTATTGCTTCCAATTTTGCTCTCGCTTCGTTTTCACCCTGTCCTTTCGCCTTCGCATCGGCGACCGCCTTTGCAGCATTCAAAAGTTCGACATCTGTATTGACGAATACGCCTGAAAAGTGCTCTTCTATCAGACGATAACTTGGTAGACTGAGCAATGTTTCCGCTTCAGCGAGAGTGAATTCAGGATGATTGCGTCGTAGCATCAAAAATATCTTCTGCGGAATAGCCGCGAAAGAAAAGCAATGCCGCGCAACATCATCGGCTGAACAGGATTTACCCTTTGCCTTCAAATCGCCTTCTGACCAGTTCTCAAGATAGCCCCAGTCGCCGATGACAAGGTTCAGGAACTTGAAAGCCTTGCCATCAATAGAAACCTCAAACGGCTGCGCAGTCATAATACTCAACTCGCTCATTTGCCCCCCTATATTGAAGCATCTTCCACTTCGAACCATTCACCTTGAACTTTCATATCGAGACTCTCGTTGACGATTTTGTCTTGCGGCACTACGAGGCTCCTGCGCGAGAGAATAACTTTGGCTTCGGCAAATACAGGTTCGTCAACATTCAGCACCTCGTAAAATCTGCCGAAATAGATAACGCCGGGCGTGAACGGATTGGCATCAGGCAAAACTTTATGCGCCTCAGTTTTGATGGTGCAGGTCTTGTTGCAGACTATGTCCTCTTCCCACGCGCCTGTTGCGAACTCGGTTACATCGTCCAGTTTTGCCGACCCTTCCATAGACCAGTTGTATGCGTGTGCGACTTCCGTGATTATCGCATAATAATTATAATTGGCGGTTATGTCGTGTCCGTTTGTCGGCGCAGTAACAAAGGTAATCACGCCCGATGGCGAAGCAGAATAATCCGTCTTCGCAACCAGAGCCGCATTGTCGTAGACCGCCGTGACCTCGCATAACTGCGGATTATAGGAAACCCAGTCAAGATGCAGAATATATCCCGCTCCCGTATTATCATTTACTACCATTCCAATCGCATCTATCTTTGACAAATCTGGAAGTATAGGAGTTGAAGAGTTAGGGTCGCGAACATTCGCATTTATTCGATACCAGGTATTAGCCTGAAAAGCAGGCATATAAGTTGAATAAGTGCTGTAATTGGCACCTTCATATAAACGTATTGTCACATAAGCGAAAGTAGTGTAAATCTTGTTGCACTTGAACCAGATGCTGGCGTATCTGCGATGGGTGAAATCCAGCGCGACGGCAGGCGTATATTTCGTCTCGTATATTCCGATTACCGCAGGAATCGTATCGGTGAGCGATTTCGCACCTTCCTTGTAATCCCCTGCATCATTATCGAGAACCGTTCCCGTCCACAAGTTCGTATTCTCGCAGGCGGAAATCGTTTCGCCCACTTTGAAACTTTTATTTGCGCCATCACCCGTCCCAATCGACATCGCCGTCTTGGACGTAGTTGCACCTGTGCCGCGAAAAACCGCTGCATATACTCCAGTCGGATGCATATCAATCTCCTTCTATTTTATACGAGGTGACTTTCGTCAAGAACTCCCTGTAACTTGGCTTTCACCGTTTGTGTTATTTTCGCGCCTTGCGGAACGGCAATACTCAAACTCTGAATGTGGAAAGTGCCAGTCACATAATGCGTCCCGTCAACATAGAGTCCGAGAATATTGGTCGCGCCGGGAACGAGATTCGCGCCCGTTTCAGGCGTTGTGTCCCTGATGTTCTGCGTGTCATCATAATACAGTTCTATTGTGACCGTCACGCTCCGATTGCAGGTAACATCCTCCTCCCACGCGCCGGTCGCATAATCGGTCGCATCGTCCAGTTTCACGCTGTCATCATCAGACCAGTTGTGCGCGCCAGAAATCTGCACTGCACCTGTTGTGCCCGAAAATACCTTCGCATTCACGCCTGATAACTTCGCCATCGCAATCCTCCTTTATGTTTTCTCCAAGAGAATTTTGTATTCCACCACATACTGCCAAGGATTCCCCTCTTCCTTCGGCATTAGGTTTGAGTTTGTCTGCCGCATTTCGATAAAGTCGTAGCCGTCAACCACGAGTATGCAGTAATCAAAACAAGCGGCAAGCAAGTCGAAAATATCACAGACCTCCTCTTTGGAAGGGCTATCTGAAAAGATAGAGAACTGGAATCGTATTTCCTTGCCGCGCGTATTGAATGTGTCATCGGGTGGCGCGGTGATTATCTGAAAGTTCACAAAGGGATAATCGGTATCTTCGGGCGCAACATCCCACAATCCGTTCACCGCCGCAGCGACCGCATCACCGTCAAATTTCGTCTTGATGCTCTCAAAAAGTGTCTTCACTTATACTCCGAATATTTTATCCACCACTTGAATTCGCCCGCCCTGATTTGCTTCTTCACCTCTTCTGCGCGCCATTCTCTCTGCCAAACTACATAGTAACGTGGAAAGATAACAGTTCCACCCACAGGATAGTGGTCAATTCTGGAACCGCCAAAGACTGGATAACTCTCACCATCTGCCACAAGGTCACAGTGCCAATTGGGATTGAATTGGTCAACAGTTCTATATCCCGGCATCTGCCCGATACGCAGAACGATATGATTGAAACTTCGCCATCCTTGCGGATTCTTTTCCGTTTCAGTCATCGCAGACCATTCCTCTGCAATGGCGCAGGCTTTATCGAGACATACGTCTTCACGCGGCAGATAGTAAATCTTCTCCCAGCACTCCATAGCACAACCTGCCAAAAGCAGAATACCAAACAAAAACAATTTCCTCATAATCGCACCCCCAGAAACTCGCGCACCTTATCCAGACAGGTATAGAGCGATATACGCAGATATGGACGCGCCGCCATTCGGGAAGTCCCTAATTCCAGCGCCCTCGCATAAGGAACATCGCGCATTACTCCGATTCGTCTGACCATTGCGCGCGGAATATCCCAAGTTATGCGTTTGACCAACCAACCTTTTTGAATGGCAGGCGGCTCCCCCTGCGCGCTTCGTTGCCGCAGCCAGCCCTTGTATTTCCCGCCGCGAACACCTTTCGCTCTCACTATCTTGCCCGCCTTTGTCGTTCTCATAGGTGGCATCTTGCCCGACTTCGGCCATCGCATAGAGTGCTTCGCGTAATCCGCGATAAACTGTGCAGACCTATCAAGCGCGCGGTTCGTCTGCGCTTCTACTTTCGCCATAAGTTTTGAATCGTCCCAATGGAGCTCCATTACTTTCGCTCTCGCAAAAACAGCCGCAGATACCTGCCTTCCAGATTCCAGTCATCAACAAAAAGCACATCGAACTTTCGCGTTCCGTAATAAATCACATCCGCCTCTCTTATCTCCTCGGTTTGTGGCAGGCAGAATCCTTTGTAGTTCGCCTCCACTTGCAACTTACCGTAGAGTTGCCGTTCGCTTCCACTCAATGCCTGCAAACGGAACGGAAGGTCAACTATCAGGTCATCTTCTGATTCCGTCCACGAACCGAAATCGTCAGGCGTTTTCGTAACACGCGCGACTGTAACAGCCGAATTCAGCATAGAGGCGATACTCATTTCGCCAACTCCGCCTTATGTCCTGTGAAGTTCTCCCATCGCTTGACCGCAACATCGCAATAGTGAGGGTCAATTTCCATTGCGTAGCAAATGCGGTTGAGTTGCTCGCAAGCGATGATGGTCGTGCCAGAACCGAGATAAGGGTCAATAATCAAATCCGCTGGAGAAGAAAAGTCCAAAAGAATTGCCCTGCATAATCCTACTGGCTTTTGTGTTGGATGAACCCGTTTTATGAGTTCTTCTTTGCGACTACCTTCGCGTCTCAATCCTGCCCAAAGATAGCGATATAATTTTGCTGGACGGTCAAATGATGTCCACAATAATTCAACATCGGCAAAGTTATTCGTTCCTGTTTCCTTATCCCAGACAATCCAACAAGATGAAATAGGCAGTTTGTCCGCAAAATAGTTTGCTCCAAAGATAATTTGTCTATTGGCAAGATTCAAAAGGTAGCGCGGGTCAAAGGGTTTATCATCGCCCTGAATTGGGCGATAATAATTTGCAGAAACCCATTTACCGCCACCAACTTTACCGAAATGAGTCATTCCGCCACCGCCCACTTTTCCCATTTTCACAATGCTAATACCATAAGGCGGGTCTGTGAACACCATATCCGCCTTCTTCCCCGCCATCAACTTTTGCACGTCCGCCTCGCAAGTGCTATCGCCACATAGCAGGCGATGCTCACCGAGAAGCCACAAGTCGCCGCGCTTCGTTATCGGCTCTGGCACTTCGGGGATTTCGTCAGGGTCAGTCAAACCTTCTTTCACAGGCAAAAGCATCTCAACTTCCTTATCGCCGAAGCCACATAAACCGAGGTCAAAATTCAGGTCTTTCAATTCGCCGAGTTCAAGCGGCAATAACTCCAAATCCCAATCGCTCAATTCGTGTGTCTTGTTATCAGCGAGTCGTAGCGCCTTTACTTGTATCGCAGTCAAATCCGCCGCTACGTGAACAGGCACTTCAGTCAGTCCGAGTTCTTGCGCCGCCTTCCAGCGTGTATGACCTGCAATAATCACGCCTTCGGAATCCACCACTATCGGCTGACGGAATCCGAATTGCTCAATACTGTGAGCCACCGCTTTGACCGCGCCGTTATTCTTTCGTGGATTTCGCGCATACGGTTTGATGTCCTCAATTTTACGCATCTCTACTTTCACACAATCACCATTCGCTTGAAGGGTTGAAGTTCGCTTTTATATCGCTCTAAACAGTTTTGCACTTCAGTTCTCGTAAAACTGTAATCGCCGAGGCTCTCACTGCGTAATCCGCCATCTCTTGTCCCTTCTGCCACAAGGTCAGCCACCATTCGAGTCGCTATCAGAACCAAATCTGCCGGCATATCTTCATCCGCATAGCCCGCTGAATACTCAATCCAGACAAACTTGTTATGCGGCAAATGACCTTCTTTGCATTCTACGCGCCCGCTTTTAGCCTCTATCGAGAAGCCGCTCATAGGCTCGCCCGTCACTTCGCATTCGGCGTAAGAAGGCGTCAAGGCAGGCTTGCCTGCACACGGCATCAACTCCGCCGCCGGATAATCTTCATAGCCGCCCTCAATCGTCACCGTCCAGTCAGTGCCAAGCGCCTCAATATCGGTCTTGACATCAGTCAGAGTATCGCCTGCCGATGGCGTGACTATTTCGTTACCCGCATTCGCGCCACCATAGATATTCAGGTAAATTGCGCCGCTTTCTGTTATCTGCACAGTCGCGCCCATCGCATCCGCAGAGATATTCTGAATCTTTGCCGCAGATTTTACTTCCCTCACAATCCGCCGCAGTTCCACAATCGGATAATTCGGTAGATAGAGAATGCGCCCGCCCTTTGACCAGACCCAGCCCTTATAGGTCGTCAGTTCAAAAGTCCGGTCGCAATAATGCGCTATCGCTGCATCAACTGCGGGAATTATCAGGTCGAGTATTTCATCCGCCATCAATTTCTCCTATGCAGAGGGCGCGGTGATTTGCGCATAATAACTCACTATCTTCATCTTCATTGCGCTTATGGTCACATCCGCGTCGGTTTTGAGTGTAAATGTTGCTGCCGAAGTTGTCGTATAACCTCCGAATGGAAATGCGCCTGTGACGCCAGCAATAACAAACCCGGTTATCAGGTCATCCGATAATGGCGTCTTGCCAATTTCAAGTGTCGTTGCGCCGCCGCCCGGCGCTTGCGTTATCCTGAGTCCGATACCGACCAAAAGCGAATTCGCAGGAGCGAGATTTTTTGTGCTAACAACAGTCGGGGTATTGCCCGACCCTACAGGTATTATTACTTCTTCCATTATAAACTTGATGGCACATACAGGTATTGCGGCAAGCGAGGCTTCCATAAGCGTCTTCACTTTTGTCACATCCGTCAACGCCATTACTTTTTCCTCTCTGGCGCGCCCACCATCTTATTCGCAGGCGGCGCGTCAAGTGCTTTCACATAAGTTGCCAATCCGTGTCCGACGAGTTTTTCCGCATACCACTTCTCGACCTTCCAGACTTCGCCTGTTTCCGTTAGGCGGATTTCAATCTCCTCCACTGGGTCACTTCCACAAGACATTAGGTTGGCTCTCCCTCATCGCTGTCAGGCAAAATCTCCAAAGGTTCGGCAGGCATTTTCACTTTCTTGAGGTCAAAATCCCAGTCCTCCATTTTGACCGCCTGCTTTGTCAGTATCGCCTCCAATGCGTCCGTCTCCGACATCGCCTGAATGCCGCCATCTTTCAGCCATACCACGTTCACAGTTCTCATAATCGTCCTCCCGACAAATTGACCGAAGGGGTGAGTGGTGTCACCCACCCCATTTTTCACCATTACGACCTGACTGCTTTCAAAGTCAGTCCACCTACATTATCGTAGTGCTTGCGCAGATTGTATTTGATGGAGACAATCGTCATTGTGTCAGTGCCAGCATTTTGTGCTTCAGCGCAATAGCACTTGCAGTAGGTCTGTATTCCGGCATTCGCCTGATTGTATTTGACCAAATCACTGGAATTGCATTCCAGCAAATAGGTCGCATCAGTGTTACCCGTAATCAGGTCAGCCGCGCTTACTGCTATGCTGAGGTCGTGCCCGTTCGCACCATTGGAGTCGCATATCTGCAACTTGCAGGTGTCAAGCACGTCAACACCATACCAGCGCACAACAAAAGTAACGCTGTCGCCATCAGCCAAACTAACGGCTGCGCTTGACCCATTTGTGCCTCCAATGTCAACGGGAGTAAGAACCACAATTACTGCATTGTCACTTAGTAAATTCACTTTCTAATCCCTCCAAAAGAGTTTCCAAAGGGCGCCCTTTTCAGAGCGCCCTCAAACGAGTCAATCTTAGTGCCTCTGCGCTATCCCTATGAATGGCGAACGATGCGCATTATCCGCACCAATCAGATAGGTCTTCCACCAGCAGACGCCGTCGTAACGCAGCGTGAACCTGTATGCCATCTCATCGTAATCGAAGTAGAGATGCATACTGGAGGCCGTCTGAATGCTCAGCCCGTTCTTCCCGCCGAGTAGATACTGGGTCGGGTCGATGAAGAGCAGGTCGCCCGGCTCGCCTACGACCGGCAACTTCTCGGTGAAGAAAATCGGTCTGCCTAACAGCATAGCAGGTGCAGTTCCTGTCGCTCCGCCCGGCGCGATGAATGCCGAGACAGCCGTTCCGACTGTCAGGTTCATCAACTGCCCGAATGCGGCGTCGTTGCCAACCCAGATGGCGTTTCCGCGCAACTGGCTCGGCATCGCAGCCCACATATCGGTGATGTTCTGCAAATTGATGGTGTAGCCCGTTTGACCGTTGACTTTTGCCACATCAATGTGCGCCGTGCAGTTCATTATCCCCATCGGCTTGCCAACGCCATCGCCGTTCAGGATGTCGTTGTCGAGCACCCAGGAAATCGCCTGCCCAAACGAAGTGCCAAGAAGCGCCTCTATCGAAATAGGCGAATCCTCAATTAGGGAATTCGTCACGCGCGCGAGTCCTGCGACTTCGTGCAAGTTCAACTGAACCGTTCCGCCCTTGACATCGGAAGCCGTCTTTGCCGCTTCTTCGCCGACACGGTAAATCTTTACTGCGCCGAAGAAGGTTTTTGGCTCTGCGCCGTAATGCGTCAGGTCGAACACAGCGGGAATCTCGATGCGGTTCGTCTGCATCGGAATAAACCGCACACGACTGGCGAGAAACGCGGTCTCAAGCGCAGTCTGGAGCCAGTCAGTGCTGAATTGCGTCGGAACGAAAAAGCCGAGTTGCGCATCGGTCAGTTCGCTCATCACTTTCAGCCCCATCTTGCGGGATTGTGCATCCCAACGTGCGAGTCGCGGAGCCACCTCATTCAGCGGTCTGCCTGTTTGTTTTGCCAGTCCGGCGTGCAGCACGTCAATCATAAACTCTCCGCGTGCTTTCGCGTTTGCGCTCGCATCTTTCTGGTCAAACGTGTTGTATCCGCCTGTCGGGTCGGCATCGGGCTTGACAGCGGTGATACTGGGACGGGTCTTCTTTTCCTTTTCTGTTAGAGCCGTCATCCCTTCCGTGACCGCCTTGCGAATCATCTCGTTTTCCGCAGCAATGCGCGCCTCCTGCACGTCTTTCGCAGCCTTGTCCGCCTCTTCGTCATAGAGATAACCGATTTTGGATGCAATCAACTCCTCTGCCTTCCATTTACTTATGAGTAACGCCGCATCCTTCTCATAAGTCGCGCCCTCAAACTCCCAGGGCACATTCAACTTTATCAAAATTCTCTCTTCCATTTCAAAATCTCCCTTTCAGTAACCGTTTGAAAAAACACAAACACACAAGCGTTGGAATCTCCAGCCGCTGCCCGACCTGATACCTCCGCGCGGAATCCCGCACTGGAATCTCCAGCCAGACTACGACCTGATGCCTCTGCGCCTTTATTTTCATACTTTGCCTCTTCGTCTATTTATTTCAGCCTCTACTAATTCCACAATTGCCGGCGGTTTTGGCTGAGGGATTAGTTCGATAATTGGCTTTCTAATTTCCTGAATTTCTACCTTTTTGGGAATCTCAATCTTTACCGGCTGGCTAATTATTTCCGCCTCGACTTTGCCTCTAATAACTTCTATCGAACAGAGTGAGGCTTCTTCACCTGTCGCCGCTTCAAACGGTTTGCATTTGTGGTCGTGGTCGGCGCACCATTTCCGCGCCTCTGCGGTGGTGAATTTGCTCTTGTCAAAACGGATTGCCTGAAGTTCTACCGTCTCGTCTGAAGTGATGCCGAATATAGCGTGGATGCCTTCGCCGAATTTATCATTTTGCCGTCTGAAGCGAATGTATTTGTCGGGAGCCGACACACGACAAGAGTGCTCATTCGGATATGGCTTTAGGCTGTAATCCCACGGCTCGCCTATCTGTTCAACTCCGAGTTCCTTCTGCAATTCCGCTCCAACTTTTAGACCTTTTGCTATTGCCTCTTGAAGCGCGTGCGGATTCGCCGCAACACCGACATCGGAATGTTCAAGTAGCAGCCACTTCGAGATTATCGCTTTGACTTCCTTGCCGCGAAAATCATAACCGCCTTCTTTCAGTTCATCATAAGCCTTTTGATATTCAGCCTCGCCCGGCATAAGCCGTCTGAGCGGAACAAAACCCACCGAATTTGTTTTGAGATGTCCCTCCGTTTTGACTGTAAAAACATCATTTGCAAATGGAGTGGTAGCGTAGATAGTTTTGGCGAGAATCCCTTTATGGTCTGCCTTTATCCAACCTGGAGGATTGTCACTTCCAATCGGAAGTTGCGTGTAATCGTGTCCCCAGAATACTTGTGGTGCAAGCCTGAATTCAGATAGGTCGCAACCCTTCGGTAGTAATATCTCGCCATCGCGGTCGACATCCATCGTGGATACATATTGAATCGCCGCGCGTTCGCCCGGACGCAGGTCGGTCACATCGTGCGCGTGCGTCTTGCGGATGAATTCAGTTGCGCCGAACCGTTCCGCTATCTTGCGCGTCCGCTCAGGCAAATCCTTGAGTTCAATTCGTTCCGTCATAAAGTCAGCCATCGTTTCTCCTCTTCTTTGCCAAAAGAAAAGGGCTCAGTCAGTCACGCGTGACTAAGCCCTTATACTTTCGGCTCTACATTCGGGGAGCGACCCCGAAGGGTTATTCAGTTGTCAGAATTTTTTTTTATGAGATTTCTTTGCACCCTTCTCAAATTCAACATAAGAAGGTTCACCTTCTACTGATAACTGCTCGTTTACTTTCTCTCGCCAATCTGGCTCAAATTCAATATCGGCGTTTTTGGCGAATATCCCTATGGTTACTTTGGCTATGTGCAAGGCAGGGGTTTTGGTCTCAACCATATAAACGCCCTCAATCGGCTCCTCTGTGCCATCAGGCAAAATCACATAAACATTATGATGTATTCCCGCGCCGATTCGTATCTTCAGCCGCATCTAATCCTTCTTTGAAAGAATATTTTCTCTTTTCACCAAATAGTCATTTTCTCCCAGCGGGCAACCCTCAGGAAATCCAAACTCATCCAACTTCGTTGTTGAGTATTTGGGATCACCCGTGTAGCAAGCACATTCCATCTCTGATATACTACACGTTCCTTCTCCAGTATTGAATGGACAATGTTCTCTATTTTTATCTACGACAATAATTTTCTGCAATCTAATCAATCTAATCCTCCTCTTTCAACTGTATTTCCCATTCTCTGATTTTCTCTGTATCCTTATTATCTCGCAATTCTTCCACTCGCCGCATATCATTATTGTATGCCTTCACCGATTTGGTCGGAATGTAAAAATGGTCAATAATCCCCTGCCGTTTGATTTTGTAGTATTTTTCATAAATCAAAAAATCTATAACTTGCTCTTGAGGAATCGCAAATCCGCCCGTAGAATCAGACAATACTAATCCTCCTCTTTCAGCACAGCCAAAATCGTGCAAATACATGCGGGATGCAAATCTCCACCCATCACCGGCTCGTAATTCGCAGTCAGGACTTTCCCATCCGCCACGATTGATTCGCCGAGATTCAGAAACGGCGTGTCAAGCGGAACGACTTTACCATCCATCATCTGACAGAATGGGCAAGCCAAATCGTGCGCTTCCCATTGGACGCCTGATACCACATCGCTTTGCCGCCAGCCTTCGCGTAAGCCGTGATGTATTGCGCGGCTCGTTTCAGAACGCGCTATCGTTTCCGCCTTGCTTTCCTTCATATCGCCGAAGAACGCCTGAATGCGTCCTGTAAGTTCGCGTAATCCCTCGCCTTCGCGTGTTGCCTGCTCAAACTCTGCTTTCAAATCATCCGCGAGAGTTTGCGTAGTTATCGAGGAAAAGTGATACACATAATCTTTGAGCCAGTCCTGCACTTGCGGATTCATAACATCAAAAGCAATCTGCGCGTCCACGCGGTCAAGTCCCGCCTGCCCGCCGCGCACCAGTTGCCGCTTCAGAGGCAAACTTATGCGTTCGCTTACCTGTCCAATCCAGTATCCCAAGTCAAGCGTGAAATCATAATCTTTCAACTGCTTTACTTTGCGCAAACTACCCATCACTTGCGTCTGCATTTCGCCATAGACGCGCCGCATAACAGCCGCAATCTGCGAAGTGTCAAGGCGTGTGCCATCAGGAAGCGCCGCCTTTGTCGCTGTGTGGGTCGCACAAGAATGCGAACGCTCCACAGGCGCGATTATCCCGCCTATCGCACTCGGCTGATAAGGTTCGTTCCCCCAATCTACATCTTCCCAACCTTCTTGTTGTCTTACCTGATTCGGAAACATTACACCGGCTGCCAAATACACTTTGGTCTTTTCAAGTTGGAATTTTTCATCTTCGGGCACAGGATTGTCGAATGCCACAAATAGGCGCTCGTCATAAAGCGGTATCAACCGCTCGTTCAACTTGTCCTGCATACGGCGGCAACGCGGGAGAATCGCATCCTGCCGATATTGCCGCTCGCCTATTTCTGCATTAGAGTATTTCGCGTCTGGCACAAGTTTAGAGATGGGCACGCAGAACGCGCCCGCTATCTCCTCCATCGTGAATTTGTGCCCGCCGAGAAAAGACATCTCTTTGGGCGGGAAGCCTATCTGGTCAATTTTCAATTCACCGCTCATTAGTGCCGGCTTGCCGCGTTCGCCTTGCCGTCCATAAGTTGCCGTCCACTCCTCGCGCAACGCCCGCGCTTGGTCTTCCGTCATCTGTCCGCTCAAAATGAAGTCAGGACGCGCATTGTTCTTTAGCAAATCGCCCTCATAGGCGTCCATAGCCTCTTTGCGTTCTACCGCAGACAAGCAAGCCTGCAAAGGCGAGAAGCCGTTTATTGGGTCGTGCGGGTTCGGAAATTTGAAATGTATCACTTCATCTTCTGCAAGCGCGACCTGATTCGCCGCCGATGTCCCATAGAGATAGCCTTTGATAAATTTGTCTTTGTCAGGCACTATGCGAACCCATTGGCTCGGCAGAATCCACAACTCTTCAGGCACTCCGAGCGCATTTTTCACCACATAGAGAAACGAGTTCGGTGTCAGTTCCTGATAGAGTTGCAATAGTTCCAGCATTTCGTAGCCGTTCATAAATGAATTCACATTTTTCCAGAGGTCAAGGAAGGGATGTTCTGTGACTTCTTCAATCTCATCCGCCTTTGCGAGTTTCTGCGCAAGCGCGGGATTGCGATACAAATAGGCAAGTGTCTTTTTATCAACCCGTTTTGTATCTATTCCTTTGCGCAGATATGCATATTGCCGTTGCCCGCGCGAAGTGGTCACATAGAGTTTCAGCGGAACGCTCGCAAGTGCAGAGGCATTAGTTGACGCACACCGATAAACCCAGTGTGCGAAGTGCTGCAACAGGTCTGATGCCTTCGCATCCTCTCCGAATATCTGCCACTGCGTCCTGTTCAACATCGGCAGCATAACAGTCTGAATCGCGCTCTGCTTTTGCTTGCGTCCGAAGATGCGAGAAAAGATACTCATTCTTTCGCCTTTATTGTAGTGCGAATCATACTGACCGTGCCTGATTCAGTCTTTACGAATGGGTCGCGTTCAACCGTTATTATCAAAGGCAAGTCTAATTCGCCGCCTTCCAGAACCTGCCTAATAGATTCTGCGATGCATTTCGCAACGATTGCTGGAATTCCGCTCATAGACACATCCGAAAGTTCCGCGACTGAAATAAATTCCTTCACAACCATTTCTCCTCCTACGATGTCGGCGCCGTGCACTCCCAATACCAGACCACCACACGCAGAATCAGGCTCGCACCTGACACATCGGCATTGGTGGTAAAGGTCAGCGTATCCGCAGCGGCGTTGATTATCGGCGCAAGGGCAACACCATCACCATTCAGAAACCAAGTTGCAGTCTCACCCAGCACATCACAGGACGCGGCGTTTTCAAACTCATTCAAATTGCCGCCATTGGTGCGCCCTACGCTCAATGTGACTGCGCCGCCACCCGGCGCCTGTGTGACTCTACGGGAATAACCCGCAATCATACTGCCCGCCGGCGCGAGATTAGTTGAACTCGCTATCGGCGGGGTCAGTCCGTTGCCCGCGCTGATGGTTATCGTCTCCGCGATATACTTCAGTTTCAGCGCGCTGCCGTTTGGACCGAAACATTCAAGATATTCCGCCGTCAAGTCAAGACTGCCCATCATTTTCTCCTTTACTGTTGCCCTGAATCGTGCATTACGGGCATAGCCACCATATTGATAAACCCTGTTGTCGGCGCGACTCCGCATTGCGCTGATACCTGTATTGCCGCGAAGAAGTCAGTCAAGGTCATATATCTCGTCAAACCCGCCGGCACCACTATCGGGTCTTTCAGTTGATGTTCTGGCGCCATACCAAGGTCGCGCGCGCCATAGAAGGTCAGCGTTACATCGGCGTCCAAATTATTCTCTACGCTGAATGTGATTTTCTCATACCATAACCGGGAATCGAAAATCATAATGTTGCTCAGGTGAAGGTCGGTATCAACGATTGTGCTATTCGCCGCGTTGAATAAAACCCACTGCTTCTCGGCAAAACTCATTTGTCACCTCACTTGTTTTGGGAATTGTTATAAATTTTGAAATCAATCCTCGTTTGTCACATTCCTGAAGAAAATTACACCATTTCTGGTAATTTACAAACGCTTTACGAACCGTGTCGGTAGTAAGAGATATTCCGCGAGGCGGAGGTGGCGAAGCGGTAGGCATAGCAGGAAGTTTTGGTCTATTCCCTTTTATCATTTATCACCTCCACGCGCCCTCGCGGGCAAATATCTTTGAACGGTCAACTTCAACAATTCCAATCTTACTCAGCGGAAATTCCGCGTATTGCTCTTTTGGCTTCTCCTCGCGCTTTATTTCAAGCGGATAGATATGCGGCGCGGCGAGATTAGGGAAGAGGCAAGTTACGAGATAGCGGCAGGCGTCAAGACTATGGTCAAACTCTTTCTTTGGCTCGTCTTTGCCCGGCTTCCAAGCATAGGATTCAAACTCGCGTATCGTATTCTCACAGCCTGGGTCTACAGTCAATTGCCCGCTCGAGACAAGCGACTGGACTTGTTTGATGCCATCAAAGACCGTGATGCCGCCTTCAGAAGCAGTGACATCTAATCCTTCCGCGCCGAGACTCGCTATCAATCCTGCTGCGGATTTGTCGACTATCACGCGCCGCGTTCCGTATTCAGCACTCATTTCCTTCACAGTTGCCACTACCGTTTCGGGCAGCATATTACGGCGATATATCTCTCTCATACAATGCAGGCGCTTCTCATAGACGCCCCAGACGCCTATCGCACAAGGGTTCTCATAGCCTTCGTCAAGTGCAATATAAGTAGTGAGCCATTTGACATCCTTCATTTCGCGCATATTCCGCGCTCGCTGGAAGTCATAGACGAGTCCCTCAAACTGAACCCACCTGCCAAGCACATAGCGTTCGCGATTCTGTCCGCTGAATCCGCCGAGCATCGCGAGATAATCTGGGGGCAAGAAGAAATTGTCATCGCTCTGTGTGTGAATCACAATACGGTCAGGTGAGAGTTCCTCAAAGAATCGCCTGTGCAGAAAGTGCGAAGGCGCGGATGGGTTGCAGGCAGCAAGGAACTGCCTATTGGCATCGGCGCTATTCCGCAAGCGACCGAGCATCATAATATACTCTTCCTCGCTCAATTCCGTAGCCTCGTCACAAACTACGCAGCCGAGATTCAGCGAGCGAATGCGGTCGGAATTCTCAAAGCCAGTGTAGTATATTTCGCCGCCGCCGTTCAGTTTTATTGTGCAGTCCGCTTTATTGTGAGTATAAGAGCCTTCCGGCAGCACGGGCGGTAAATTACCATCAGGCTGTAAGAGAGTCCGAAGTGTTGTCTGTTTGAGTGTGGTGAGTGTCTTACGAGTCAACAGACACAGATTGCCGTGAAGCGCGGCGTGCTGAATGAGTGCGTAACAGAGCGCCCGGCTCTTGCCCGAACCAAATGCACCTGCGTAAAGAATTTCTCGCGCGCGAGCATTCAGGAATTCTTCCTGTTTAGGTAGTAGTTTGATTCGCAGTTCCGCTGTCATTTGCCTTCTCAAATACAATTCTTATCGGCTGCGCATCTTCCGCGCCTGCCAACAGCTGGATTGGCTTGCCATAGGCATACTCTAAGAGTATCTTCAGCGCCCGCGTATCCTGCTTCGCCATAAATTGCTCCCAACATCGCATCAACGCCGCCTGAAGCCGCGTCTTGCCTACGTATTGCTCTATCTCACAGGGCGCAGCGAGAATATCCTTTGTCGCCTGCCGTATCTCTGCGTTCAGTTTTTCTATCAGCGGCGGCTTGCCTGCTGGATTCCCAGACTGTCCGGGTTTCCACTGATACGGTATGAGGTTCTCTATTTCACCAGGCATAACGATTCCATTACAATGCCGCTGTATTGCAGGCTATTTCTTCTGTCTGCTCGCAACTATATAGCCGCCGATAAAACCCACAAGAATACCGATAACAAAACCTACTCCGAGATGCCATATTCCCGTAAGCATTGTTCTTTCCCCCAAGATATAATATATATATCTTACTCTTACACTGTCTTCTTATACTCTGAGAGAAGAGAAGACAAGAAGATTCAAGAGGGCATTATACAAAAAGGGTAAGATTGTTATTGAATCTGTAACATTTATGCTTTTTGGCGTTTCAGTTGTTGTTCAAAATTTGTCATTCGTCTATAGCAACCGTCTTTTTTGATTAGACATCCTATACAGGTTCTTTCCACCTCTTTTTTTACCAATTCTGCAATTTGTCCATTTATAAGCAATTTCAATTTATCTATTACATTCGTTCTTTGTTTCTCATCATTCTTTGATTTTTCCAATTTTCTGAAGTATTCTTTCAAGGATGCCACAAGAGTATCTGTTTTCGTAAATTGGTGGCTTATACTTTTTTCCAGTGTCTCAAATCGCTTCTCAAAATCCTGCAATTTTGCCTTTCCAAACAAGTCTGGAAATTTCATCGCTTTCTCCTTTCAACTTTATGTTTTTTCACGGTTCACTGAAAAGTGATAACCACATTTTCGGCATTTACGGTATTGTCGTTCGCGCTGGGTAGATGTTGCGAAGGTATTGGGAGAATCGCATTTGGGGCAGCGCACGGCGGGAGAACGCGCGAATCGCGGCGAGATGCATTCGATAGGCATTTGGCTCCTTTCATTTATCTTTTACTTCGACTCGGTATCTCACCTTCTTTTATCATTCGTGGAGGCGGAAAATTAGGCACAGGAAAAATCGGCGGCAAAGAACCATCTACGGGATGTATTTCCTCGAACCACATTATCGCCGCTTTATACCAGTCTTCGGCATTTTTCTGCCACGTCAACAGTGCGTTATGCCAGTCCAAAGATTTCTGATACCACGCGCTTGCTTCAACAGCCCACTCTTCGTTCGTCATAGTTCTTCTTTCTGCGCCGGCGCCCGTGAACTCGCCTATCACAGACCGCGCCTTGCCGAATATGCCGTTAGAAATCTTCAAGAGTATTCTCGTTCTTTTTTTTCTTCATCGCATACAAAACTGTTATCAAGGTATCCAGATGGTCGATTACCTTCTGTAGATTCTTGTTTATTCTGTCAATTCCCAGCAGAAGTATGCCCCAGAGAACTAAACCGAAAATCCAAATTATTACTGAAATTATTATTGATTCGCCCATTCTCTTTCTCCTTTTGCCTGTTTTGTCTATTGTAAAATAATCAACACTATGAATACTACGAACGCTACCAATCCTATCAATCCTATGAGTATAGGCATTCAGCCGCTCCTTTCAAAAAACCTTACCGCACCTCACCTTACCAAACCCTACCTCACCCCACCTTACCCAACCATACCCTACCCAACCCCACCTGACCTGACCTAACCTTACCTCACCCAACCTTACCTAACCTCATTTTTCTTTCTTGAATTCCGTCACGATAAACCTACCAAACGAACCGCCTTTTGTGGGTCTGAAATCGCCGATGCCTATTTTCTTACCTGCGGTTGCGAGAATATCGCTGACCAGTTCCTGTTTGAGAATCGTTTCGTCAACTTCCAAATGGAAAGATAAATTCCACTGGTCAAGGCGCGGTCTGTGACGCACCACACGCCCCTTTGTTGCAGGAATAACAACCGAACGAGAATCCACGATGTAATCCGTCCTGTGATGCGAAATCGCGCGCTCCTGAACAAAGATGCTTGCGGGAACTATGCCCGCCGCGCTCTTCTTGCCTATCTTGAAATACTTTGCCGCGTGAAACATCGCCCGCTCTATATGTTCAGCGGGCGTGTAAAGTTCACCCTTGCCATCCTTATCAGGCAAACGATATGCCGCCTCTTCGGCATCCTTTTCTCTATCGCCCATCGGAATACTTGCACTCGTCCCACCTTCAACTTCGCCCTGCTTTTTATCGCTGAATCTATGCATAAGCAGCGGCGAAATTCCCTCAATCTTCACCCTGTATATCAACATCACAGTCTCCTTTCAAAAAAACCTCACCTTACCAAACCCTACCCAACCAAACCAAACCGCACCAAACCTCACCTTACCCCACCAGACCTGACCTAACCTTACCTCACCCCACCTGACCATACCCTACCACACCAGACCATACCTAACCTTACCTCACCCTATGTCATTGCATCGTAGCGCGATAGAAATGAGAGATTGCGCGTCACCCGCGTGATTCTGAGTCCATTTCACTTGTCTGCGAATCGCAACTCTGCGTCTGCGAGTCAGAACTTCCGGTCTCAGTGCCGATTGACTTCGGCTTGTTTGCCTTCAGTATTTTCTCCCATTGCGCCTGCAAGGCTTCGCGCTCCGCCTTCAATTCCGCGCAATTTTGAGGTGGATGCCGCTTTCTGCGTAATAGTTTCTCAATCACATCTACGCGGTCTGCTATCTTTTGTGCTTCTGATTTTGGCCAATTTTTCCAACTTATTTGCTGAGGCATTACTTTTTCTCCTTTCGCTTTTTTTGAAAGCGTATTCTGAAGTGATTGAATTTCCCCCGGTTGTCATAAAACACTGCAACATCTAAGTTATTCTCATAACAAAAGTCGCCAATTTCCTGTATTATGCGCTTGAACCGCTTTTTTTGTTCTTTTTTCATTTCAGCAAACTCCTCTGCCCCGCGCCCACATCACGCGCCGTTAGCCCCTGTAATGGCTTTGCGAGGCGCTTGTTTATCATCGCCTCGTATTCGCGCGCGATTTCTATGCCGCAATAATCGCGTCCGAGTTGCGCGGCTACAGCGAGCGTAGTTCCGCTACCAGCGAAGGGGTCAAGCACAAGGCACTTGCCACTTCCGTCATTCCCTTCGCATTTGCAGGTCGGCTCCCAGCCGAGAGTCCTCAGTCGTGGTGCATTCCTATAATAATCCGCCTTATCTCCCTTGTTGAGGCGCGAACCTTCGCCTTGCGTGCATTTTTTTGTCTTACCTGTAAATTGACACCAACTCAAATCTTCGCCTATTTCAGTTTTTGTAATTCTTTTCCATGGCGCGGCGCATTTCGGGCAAGCCTTGTGGGATGAGCCTGCCAGTATGCAGCGGCGCGGTAGTTCAGGCGGGAAGGTGGCAAAGTGTGCCTCTTTGTAGCCGCGAGTTGTCATTTCCCAAATATCAGGTATCCACCAGACATCGCGGCGATTTTTACCCGATTCTTGAGGGCGGACAGGACGCCCTTCTCTATACATAGAAGTTGCGCCGTAGTGTTGCTGCCCATCGTGTCCACCCATTTCAATATACTTATGGCTTGATTTTCTGATTTCGGGACCACCCCAGCGATTGAGCGGCGCCATATATTTCTCCTTGATGGCTTCAGAATCAAAATAATAGTGAGCCTTCTTCGTCAGCAAAAAGATATGGTCGTAACTCTTGGTGCATCTGTCAGTGCAACTCTCTGGCATATAATTCTTTTTCGCCCAGATGATGTCGGAGCGCAGCCACCACCCATCGGCTTGAAGCGCAAGCGCAACCCGGGCGGGCATCATACAGAGGTCTTTCGGTTTCAGGTCTCCATAGCCAACTTTAGGAAGTCCTTTCCAGTAGTTGTGCCTACTTGGGTCACATCCTTGATAGCGCTCGCCGTGTCCAGAAGCGTAAGAGTCTCCCATATTGAGAAAAAGCACACCGTCGCGGCGTAACACTCTCTTGACCTCCCTGAAGATTTCTACGATATGCGCTACATAAGCCTCTATGGTCGGCTCAAGCCCTAATGCGCAATGCGAACCGTCAGACCAATCAACATCCTGCTCGCCTGCGTATTTGCGCAAGCCCCAGTCAATACGGCGGCGATGTGATGACGCATTGAACACATTCATCTGGCATCGCCGCCAAGCCCTCCAATACGTGGCAATAGAGAACACTATTTCGCCAGGTCATTTCGCCACCTTTCGCTTCTTGAACTTCACGTGTATCTCAATGCGGGAACAGGTTACAGGCGAGCAATCGTATGTTATCCACTCTCCCCATTTGCATTTCGGAGAGTATCCTCTCTTTGTCACACAGAACGGGCAGTTATAAGGCTTCTCCGGGTCAACACGGATAATTCTTGGGCGAGTCACTCGAGTCTCTCCTTTTCTGCCATTCCATTATAGAGAACCGTTCCCCACGGAATCCCGAATTGTTCAGAAGCGCTGACGTTATATTCAGGGTCGTATTTGGCAATAACTTTGCCCTCGTAAGTCAGAAGCAAAACTTGTTGTTGGTCGTAGTGCTTGCAACTGGTTTCTATATGCAGACGTGGAATAATGTATTCCTCATATCTCAGGCGCATCGCTTCTTCTAAATCTTTCTGCGAAATCTGTATTGTGATTCCGCGTTTGGATTGAATCACTTTCATCAAGTCTCCTTTCTATAAACCGTCATCTTCTTTTATCGGCAAGTCAGGCTCACTTTTTGGGAAACTCTTTGTCAAGCGTTCTTCTATGTTGTCTGGGTGCCGCAGGTTTTCTTCAAGCAGTTTTTCGGCGGTTTCTAACGCCTTTGCCATTCGCGCAGTGCGAATATATTTGTGTTCGCACTTTGTCGCCTCAATCAATTCTCGTAACACCGCGTCCTCATCCGGCGCAGGCTTCTCGCCTTCGTTCACAGGCTCGCAAATCCCGCCCTCAGAACAATGGTTACGGCAGGCAGGGCAATAAAAATGAGGTATTCTACGGTCACAAATAAATTGGTCTGGACACTCTTTCGCCTTCCTGCAAATCCACAGGGTAGATGGCGTGAATTCCTCACAGTGTTCCCTAACCATTTTGTCAACTTCAGCCTCATAAGATTGCTGTTTGCGTTCTTCCGCCAGTTTGATTATCGCGTTCGCAAGCGCGGCAAGGAGAGGTTGCTTGTCGTAAGGCGGATTGACGGCTTCATCCCATCCGCTGCATCCGTGCAATCCGCGCAATATGCAATATCTGCAAGGAAAGAGAGTATTTCCTGTTGAATGAAAAATTACACATAAGGGACAAGTGCGCGAGAATTTTCCAAGCGTCCATCTGTCGCATTCCCATTTATTTTTCCACCATTTATACCAACTGCCCATCGCGGCGACAAGCGACGTAAGAAGAGACTTCCAAGCAGGCGTTGTCAGAAAATCCGCCAGCCCTTGCCCAAGACTACAACGGGTCTCCCACTCTTCTAACCATTGCAATTCCTCTGCCGTTAGAAGGTTCTTCGCCTTCTGGTAGAATTCGGGCAGAACATCAATCTTTGGCACAGGGATAATTGTATACATCGGCACAAATTGCCAACCATTGTCAGCCTTCTGCGCCGGCAGAAGCGGCTCAAGCGGCTTTCCTTCCAGCAGTTTCTCTATCGCAAGTTCGCTATCGTGAGCGCGCCGAATCAGTATTTTTACCTGCGCCTCAACTTCCTCAAGCCGCTCACTCAATTTAGTCAATTCTCGCCACCAATTCGGCGCATTTGCATTTCGCAAAAACATTTTCGCATCATCCTCAGCGAGGATCGTAGTCATTTCTTCTCCCTTCCAGTTAGTGAATTTCCACATCAATTTCTTGCTCTTTTAGTTTCGCCCCAACTATCTGCCGATGGCAGAACTCGCCCTCGCATTCCCAACACAAAAGTGTGATTTCGGGAACGCGGTAGAGAGCCTTTATCGCCGCGGCAATTTCTCCCCACTTATCGCCTATCTCACAGAGATACAATCGCGTATATTCTGTTTCTGATTCCACATCGCCGCGCTTCCAAATACCAAGAAGTTTCGCGGAAGGCATTAGAACGGGTATGTCAGAGAGTTCCCGAAATGCAGGCGGCTTTGAGCGTGCAATAGAAAGTAGTAACCCGTGATGATTCTGAGGAGCAAAGAACGATGCTAAAAATACTTTCACGATTTCTCCTTTCCCTTCTGCGCCTCGCGCGGACATTTTGCCATAATACATCCTTGCGCATCGTATATGCACCAAAACTCCTTGCCATTCCCGCGCAGGTTATCGCATTGCCAACCAATGCCCGAATGTGAAGGACGCTGTCTATCCGATTCCAAACAACTGCACATACCGTAGGATGCGCATTCCGCGCTTTTGCGTAGACACATCGGGTCGGTAAAGAAACCACCTTTCCCATTCCCAAAAAAAGTCCATACTGGTTTAAACTTCCGTGCGCCTTCACCATAAGTTATTCCAGACATCATTCTTTCCCTTCCTCTAATTTTTCTATCTCCTGTTCTATCTGCCTTTCAATTCGCTTCAGTTCTTCAAAGTCGGGCTTGTAATCGCATTTCGGATTTGGACAAGGCGGTTTATTTGTCAATTGCCCCACCCACGAAATTCGCGTCCCACATTTGGGACAAGTCGCATCATTTAGAGCAGGCATCTCATTTCTCCTTTCCCTTCTGTGCCTCTGCAACCATTATCTCCAAAATCATCCCCGATTTTGCGAATCACCGGGCAACATTCACTCATTCTTTTCTCCTTCACTCTTTCTGTGAGTTCCTTACGCACGTGCCAAGCGCCGTCGCGCTTCTCGCAGACTGCAAGCACCTGCGCCTCAAGTTCTGATTCGGCTACAACACTACTAACAACTTCACCTCTATATCGCAGAGTAAATCTGTAAACGAATTCAGCACCTATTCCATAATCGGCGAGCCAGACAAATCCCAATTCTGTGAGTCTCTGCCGCACTTCCATCGCGGCTTTGGCGTCTTGTGTAGGCTGAAAAGGATATGCCGCACTATATGCTGTTATGCCTCTGTCCTTATACCAAAACCAAACTTCTGGTTCGTCACTATCGGGACTATGCTTATGCCAATCCATCAACTCGACCGCAATCACATTGTCAATCGCGGTCATATCTTCCTGTGTCAGTTCATTCATTCCTTCTCCTTTCCCTTCAGCGCCTCGCGCGGCTTTGGATATTCCGGGAAATACTTGCGCACAATCTTCGCTTCCCTGAGTAGCACTGAAGCACCGGCAGCACCGGCAGCAGCATAGGCAGCACCGGCAGCATTACAGGCAGCATTACAGGCAGCAT